CCTTCGGATGACCCACGGGCTTTCTCCCCAGAAGGACCCAGTTATATCAAGGGATCTCAACGAAACAGACCTGTTCTCAAATCTGCCTTACCTTTTTTTGTGGCTTGATCAACGTTAGCTTTTAATCTCATCTTTAAATACTTACCGAATACCATTCTTGCTCTTGCGTGTACTTTGCTTTCTAAACCTGCTAATGGTGCCGGGTAGTTAGTTGAATCTTTAGTAATGAATTTAGCCTCCAAGCCTGAACCTTTAACCTTGTATATACCGTAAGGGCGTGAGGTTCCCTCTGGTTTACCTATGAATGTCTTACCACTTCCTACATTTTTAAATAATGTTTTTACTTGACCGCGTTTAGGGTTGCCAAATCGATCTCTATCAATGTTATGCGTTGGTACTAAATCAACGTTGCTAGGTAGTGTGCCTAATTGCTTTGCTTCTAGCTCTATCCATTTGCTAGGTCTGTCACCGCCCCTTATGTTGCCTACAAAATAACGTGATCTATTCCAGCCCTTTATTCCACCGTCACGCCCTGCAAATTTCCCCTTTGGTTTAATAACTGTTTTTAAATCTGTCTTCCTTGCAGTTGTAGCAAACCAACCGTCTTGTATTCCTTTTGTGGGTCTATCTAATTTCTGTTTTGCTAAACGTCTTAAGTCAGAAATGATTGATTTATTTTTCGATTCGGGTATAGATGAAAGACCTTTTGATGTAGCTGTTAAAGCTTGAGCAATCGAAAATGGAAGCTCTTTTGTATGAGCATTTGTCCATTTGATGCCTTGAGGCAAATTGCTCCGAACATCTAATTTCATCGTAAATAGGGGTTATAAGGGTTACGTGAAAAGTGCTTATACCAAGTAGCGTTTTCTGTGAGTAGGTCTTTTTGATGTTCGTAAATATGTTGTCTCAGAATTTCAATACCAATTGTGTTCTCTGGGCTATCTGCTGAAAAGCTTACAAATATCCTTCGCCATTGATCCGAATCAAAATATTTTTCCATTGTCTTACTGTCTTAACGTACTAAGTCTAGCAATTAGGCTTCTAGCGGGGTTGAACAAAGTTTAGAAAGGGTTTTGTCGCAAGCTTCTAGGTTATATAAAAGCACTTTTGATGTTGGTGTTTTTCTTCTGTAATGCTTTCCAATTACTAAGATTTTATCTTTGTTGCGTAATTTTTGAATAGAGGACTTGCTAAGGCAAAAAGCCTCACATGCTTCTACTTGTGTTACCCATTTAATAGCCATTACTATTGACCGACAGTTGGTAATAGCTTACTATGCATAAGCAGATATAGCAAACATGGAATTAAGAGAGTATCAACAAGACGCATTAAAGGAAATCAAAGATGCATTATCCAGCGGAAAGAAAGCGCCATTACTTGTATTACCCACAGGCGCAGGCAAAACTATTGTTTTTACGGAATTAAGTAAATATCTAATCAAACAAAACAAAAAAGTATTGATATTGGTGCATAGAAGGGAACTGGTTAAACAAGCCTGTCAAAAATTAGACGAAATGAATACTAAATATGGAGTAATAGCCCCCTCTTATCCTTCAGTAAATAATTCATTGCAAGTTGCATCTGTTTATACGCTCTCTAGACGTATGCATAATTTAAAATTTATACCTGATTATATTATTTTTGACGAAGCACATCATGTAGCCGCGAAAACGTGGAGCGATGTCGTTAATCACTACAAGAAATCAATACGAATCGGAGTAACCGCCACGCCTACTAGGTTAGATGGCAAATCTTTAAAAGATTATTTTGACGTTTTAATAAATGGCCCTGACGTTATTGATTTAGTTAATAAAGGTTATTTATGTAAACACAAAGTTTACGCCTCACCTCATAAGCTAGATTTTTCTAATTTTAAACTTAAAAGAAATGATTACTTAAAAAAAGATATTGCAAATCTAGTAAAAGACAAAGTTATTACAGGTAATGCTGTTAGTCATTACAAAAAGTATTTATTAAATAAACCTACTGTTGTTTTTTGTGTAGACATTCCTCACGCTCAGGCAATTCTTGAGAGATTTCTTTCAGAAGGAATAAAAGCAGCATTACTAACTGGCGATACTCTGCAAAATGAAAGAGATAAAATATTAGATGATCTTAAAAATAATATAATTCATGTTGTTGTTTCAATTGATGTAATTAGCGAGGGTACAGATTTACCTTGTGTTGAAGGCGCAATTCTTTTACGTCCTACTAATAGTGAATCTTTGTACAGGCAACAAGTAGGAAGAATTTTAAGACCGCGAGAGAATAAAACAGCCATAGTTTTAGATCATGTAAATAATACAATTACGCATGGTTTCGTTGATGAAAGAAGAGAATGGAAATTAGAAGAGGAAATACCCTATGGATCAAAAAGAAAAAAACCATTAGTCAGAACATGTCAAAAATGTAATCATGTTTTTCAATTTGCCAAGTCATGCCCTGAATGTGGTTTTGAACTGTCAAAAAAAGAATTAATCGAAATCGAAGGAGAATTGCAAGAATTAGCAAAAAATATAGAAGACAAAGAAAAAACTATTAAAGAAAATTATAATCAATCTTTATATTCCCAAACAAATTTTTCTAACAATTGCATAAATAAATTAAGAGATTTCACTAGAGAATATAAATGCAAATTTAAAGGTGAAATTACACTAGAAAGATATAACCACTTTGGTAGAAATGAAATACAAACATTAGAAATAGGAGATAACTTAATTTATTACAGAGAGCAAAATAAACCTAGTTCATGTGTAATTGTAGGTTTTTTAAATTATAGAAGTAATTGGGATGAATATTGCGATTTTGAAAATAAATATATTCCTATTGTTTTTGATGACACTGGAATTGATTATTTATCGAATGGAAAATTATTACATGGTGAGAAACAACGCAAACGCATAAAAAGTATTAGCTTTAACAAGCGTAATTTAATGGATGAATTTATTAATATTGCTAGTAAAGCTTATTTCAGGGCAGGCTACAATCAGGAATGGATTTTTAAAAATTATACTGCCAGAAGAATAATTACTAAATTTAAAAAAGAATTATCAGTCAATAATCAAACTTCTAGCCTTCTTAAATGTTGATTCAGTTGTTGATGTTGTTGCAAATGGATATTCTCTTAAGTGGCATTCCAGCGAGTGACCCATTGAATTAGACATTGCCCCGCTATCAATTCCGTATTTGCTATGTCCTCTTACGCTGTAAGAATGTCTAAACGAATATGTGCCCAATTGTTCGTTTCTTGATTCGACCTTTGCTTTTAGAGAAGCCCAACACGAACGACGCTCTAAATATTTACGGATTGATTCAGCAACGCCGTTACCTTTAGCAGTTAAAGAAGGTAATTCAAGACGACCAATTTTTAATAAAGGTAATAAATTCCATTGGGTGTTTTCTATTGGTAAAGGCTCTAATCTTCTAGGTTTTGTAATTCCTCCCCCTGAACGTTTTTCGTATGAACACCAAAGATATTCTTCATTCGTTTTGTTATCTGTTTTTACATGAAGGTATTTAATTTCAACAGGTCGAAGGCCATATTCTGCAATTAGTTTTAAGGCATTGGCCCATTTCACCCCGGCGGCGGTTGCTTGTATTTGTTCAATTAGATTTAGTATTTCTTGATCTGTAATAGGGTCTTTTTTTTGTGTTTTTGATTTAGCTGCTTTTCTTCCTATATGTATTTGTCTATTTGTAGGAGGTAGCCAAGAGGCGGGAGCGTTTTCCCTAGTAACGCAATATTCAAGGAATTGGCAAAGGTTATTAGTTCGGCGTTTTCTTGTTGGTGTTCCGGGGGGCCATTTACGGATTACTAAATCAATTAAATCAGCGGGGTTAGTTGGTGGATTTTTAGATTCTAATAATTGAACAGAATCAGTTGTTACGCTTTTGTAATCGTGGTCAAATGTCTTTTGAGTAATAGCGTTTTCGTGTTCTGTTTTGTATTGCTCGAAGTTCTTTAAACACAGTGACCAATCCCGTTCAATTTTGGGGGCATTACCAGACGCTATCTTTGAGGCGGTTTTTAAATCATGCCCCTCAAGGGTAAGGTTATAAATCTTTCTAATTCTGATTTCTGCGTCTTTACTTGCGCCGCGCTCCCATAGGAAATCTAATTTTACTGATTGAGGTTTTGCCCCTTTAGGTCTAAAAAATAACAGTACTTTTCCTCTATGGTCTACAACAGACCAACCTTGACCAATCTCTTTAATACCGCGTTGAAAGTATTCTGCCCAATCACCTGATTTACGCTTAAGTTTTGGCAATGTAATCTAGCTGTAATCTAGTGTAAGTATTGCCCAGTATTAAACGATAGTCAATAGGGATACAGGAGCTAGTTATAGCTTGAAAAAGCAGTTACAGCAGGGGTTAGGGTGTTCGCTTTGGGAGCACTAGGTCGCAGGTTCGAATCCTGTCGCCCCGATTGGGTTTTCAAGGAATTGGTTTTTTGCTTGTAATCTAGGCGTAATCTAGGGAAAGCAAGAACCCTGTTAAAACGGTAATTCGTTTGTTTCTGGAACTCTTGGCGAACCATCCCACTTAACGCCGTTTTGTTCTTCTACAGGTTCCCGGTAAAGGATGTAATCGGGCTGACTGTCTTTCTCTTTAAAACCATTCTTAAAAATGGTGTATTTAAAACCGTCGTTTTTTCCTGAAAAATACTTTTGACCGTTTTTGGTTTCGTTTAGCCAAAGGCCGGAAAGTTTTTCTTGGTTTTCTCTAGGCATCGTTTTGTAGCTCCTTTTGGATTTGTTGAATTTCGGGGTGTGTTGCGATCAGGTTGTTAATTCCTGATGACCATGACCAGCCGTTACGGGTGAAAAAGATAAAAGCGCTTCTGTAATTAATCTGACCAAGTTTTGCTGAAATACGAAAACGGTTTTTCCATTCTTCTGTAGTACAACAATCAGGTCTTTCATCATTATCAGCAAATAGGCTTTTAGAAATCTTTTTCACTTTCTGTAAGGCCTCAAGAAATCGTTAATGATCACCCCATGACGTTTTTCCTGTATGTGATCGCTAAATTTTTCACCAGCGGGAAAGGGGAAATTCTTAAGGCAGTAATTTTCTAAATCATTAAATATTTTTGAGTCGCGTTCATCCTTTGACGTTGCATATTTTGTAATTTCGTTAATTAGCGCCATCCTTTCAGATTTAGAAAGTGCTTCTGGTATTACATCAGATTTTAACGGCTGTTCCTTTTTCTGCTTAGGCGTATTAACTGGATCGACAGATAAAGGCTTAGGTACAGAATTTGTATCGTCGGCGTGATCTCCATCGTCTTCCTCTATGCCTGCCTGTAATCCAAGAATTGCTAATAAAGAATATCTTCGACAATACGAAACCGCGCCTCCCCAGTCGTGAAGAGGGTTACGCCCTTGATTAATGGGCATCAATACTTCTGATGTAATACATTCACCGCTTACATGATGCAGATGTGTAATTAAAACCTGTTGATTTGAATCAGTAAATCTAAAAGTCTGATGAACTGATAATCCATTTTTAACAAGCTTTGGATTAACAACGCTAAGTATTCCAGCTAGATCTGCAAATTGCCCATATTGAGCCTTTGCCTCTTTGTGGATAGTTCCTACATCTTTTAAGAACTGCCCGTGAGCTTTTGTTAATTCGCCTGACATTAAGCAGGCCTCCTAATAACGGTTGAAGCTTGTTGAAGGCTTTGATGCCAGCTTTTGAGCTGGACTTTTTGTTCACCTGAAAGGTTTTTTAAATCAACTTTATCAATCAACATATTTACAGAATCCAATGCTGTTTCCACTATGTTGGCGGTTGATTCGGTTATTGACTCGATCTGTGAATGGGAAGGATCATGGCTCAATGAGAATGATTATCGAAGTTCTTACTACTTATAACGAGGCGGGGTCTACCCGTCAAGTATGAATAGCAATTAAATATTACATACGCTTGAATAAAGATACTGTTAATACATTCGTTAGCGCAAAGGCTGCAACTGACTGTATTTAATTTGATCGCCTTTTGTCCAAACGGTCATGCAATCAGGCATCTTTCTTTTCATTACTTTTGAAAACATTTGATTAACAGGACAAACTTCAATCGTTCCGTTCTTTGTATAAGACTTAATTTCAGGTAATGTCCATTCTTCTAACCCCGCACAAATCAAACGGAAGTGTTCACGCTGTTTCTTCTGAGGCATAACTTTTTCAATTTCAGGTAACATTTCTTTCCATGCCTCGCCACGGTCAAGCATTTTATCTTCGCAGAATCCCCTGAAAATATTTCGATCATAAACACTGCATCTATGCGCCATTTCTTCCGTCATTTCAACGCCTTTTGTTAAGTAGGATTTATGTAGTTCATCAATACCGACAAAGATACGGAAAAAATCTGTGGCATCAGAAACTTGACCGTCACAATTTAAATAGGGTGTTGCTTGTAAAAATTTCTCGCGTACATCCTTATTAAAATCTTTTTGAGTTGGTGGGATATTTTTTTTATCATCAATAGCAAAATTTAATTTCTCTAATTCAAGAAAGGTCGCAGGCTTTAGAACTAATTTGGCTTGTTCTATATGTGAGATCTGGGAGTTATACAGATTAATTCCTAATATTTGACAAAGTACGTGAATATTTTGCTGAGATAGGTTATTTAATTCTCTGCCTCTGCGTACTAATAATGCTGCATTTTGTAAACCTTGTTTCAATTGTTCTGATCTTTGTGGCGTATGCGTAGGCATCAGAAAAGGTTAATAGAGGAACGTATGGGACAAATATAGAAGGGGTCAACCCTAAATGCAAGGGGGTTATTACTTAAGTAGAACTAATATATTTTCTAGTCAGTCACTATGTATTAGAGATTACGTTGCGTATTAGTTAGCTCCTTAATGTGCATACGCAGCCTTTTATTTTCTTCTAGAATTTCAGCCGCTACCTCGAATATATCTATTTCGCAAGTCCTTAAAGATTCTTTAGTTGAATTAACAGATGTAAAGTATTCGGCCTCATTGTGCATTGGCTTTTGCCTCCGCTATGGGTCACATCAATTATAACATTAACGTTACATATTGTTAAAATGTTCTACTTCGTTAGCGTATTGACAACGCCCTAAAGTCAGCTAATTTTCTACTGCCAGCATACTAAGAGGCTACTTAATGGATACCATGAGTATCAAATTAGACGCTGATGTATATAACAGTATGGAGGCAAAGAAGCCTAGATACTTGTCAACATCAGGGTTTATTGCACTTGTACTAGAGATACACGACAAAGGGGAGGTTGCAGGCTTGACTCTTCCCCCCTTACAATCCCCCCATCACCAACCAACACTTAACGAGGAAAGGATTGAGAGAGAAAAAGAGGGGTTGAACGAGAGCGAAGCGAACGTTCATAAGGGGAGAAAAGGAGAGAGAAAGGAAACTAAAACTAAGCGTTATCAATTCGTTGTCCCTGATGTTCTTGATTGGTGTCAAGGTGATTTAACTACTTTCTGGAAAGAGGGTAGAAAAAAAAATGCACCTAAAACAGAACACGCTGCAAATTATTTGTTTAATCAAATAGAAAAAATTGAAAAAGATTTTGGGCGGCATACTGCTTTAAATCAAATTGCACAAGCAACCGCAAACGGTTGGACTTCTATTACTCACGCAAACGCTGTTCGTTATGCGTCTAACATTGCTAACGATAAGCAGAAACAGGAAGATGATAATTTACACCCAAGTCGAAAAGTTTATAAGGCTTCAGATTTTTATGGCGACAAAGGGCCAACAACTAACCCCGTTATGCAATCGCTTTTAAATGGATAAAGCTTTTGATCTTGCATCAACAATCAAGACGCTACGTGATGGCATTTCTAAGGGTTATTGGACTCTTGAAGATTTAGACACCGAGTCACCCGATTCAAGGTATTGGAGGAAACAGAGCCTAAGGAATGTACCTGTTAGTGATCACGGAACCGCTTGCTTTATGAAACCTCACAGAAATCTATTAAGAGAACATCCTGATGAACCTATTCACGAAATCAAAGTTACAGAAGAACGAGACTTTGCGACTTCCCCCAGATCCGAACCTTCTGTTTCGAGAGAAGGATCACAAGTATTTTTGCAAAAAACATCAGAGGATAGTTCCGCTATCAGTGTCGACAGTTTGCCGTGGTAGTTCTTCTTTATGGGAGGGAAAAACAGCAGCGATGGAAAGAGGCGATCACATTCACCTTTGTTGGAATCGCTTTTTAGAAACAGGACACCCCGGTAATTCAAGCCCTTATTCTGAATGGATTTCGATCTTGATTGATGATCCTTTATGGAAACAGCTAACCCCAATTGCTTTAGAGCATGAATTAGTTGACCGTAAATTTTGGATAGCTGGAAAACTCGACGGCCTTTTCTATAACAACGAAACAGAAGAAGTCATTTTAATTGATTTAAAAACATTTGAAGAAAAATTTGATGAGGCTAAAGGTAAATGGTCAAAACCTAGTAGCTCACATTCAAAACAATTAGGCGGCTATATCGATCTTTTATATATCAATCATCCTGAAATTTCGATAGATAAAGCGATGATCGTTTATTCGACTCAAAGGCAAGTGATTTATAAAACCATCCCAGATATTGAACGTTGCAGAGGCGACTACCAATTAGCCCGTCGAGCTTATTTCGACAAACAACGAGAACTACACGCTTTTTAAAATGAACCAAATTTCCCTATTCGATCAAACTGCCCCACATAACAGAACTGATACTTCTATTGAGGCGGCAATCCAAATTCAAGAGCATATCGGCCCATTACAAGAACTGGTATTAAATGCCATAAATAAATCAAGTAATGGAATGACAAGGGATGAACTATCGGTTGAACTTGAAATCCCAACTGCCACAATTTGCGGGCGCTGTAATGAGCTGGTAAAGATGGGAAAGATTAGCCCGATGTTCAAATTAAATAAAAAGATAAAAAGAGCTACAAAGTCAGGTCGATCAGCAGAAGTTTTATTTCCTCGTCTTACTTCTTCTACGTAGGCTTGCACAAAGGGTCAACCCATGCCACTATTTAACTAATGAAACAAAAACAATGTACGAACTTACAAAAGCCATCATCCTTTTGGCGGTCTCTGTTCCTATTCTTTTCGGGGTTAATTCTCTTACCAATAGCGTTAGTTCTTATCCTGATCCGGCGGTCTTTACTGTTGATACAGTTACTGTTTCTACGCAGGCCTATGATTAAGGAACCGATCAGGACTATCAAGCTAGAAGCTATGGAAGATTTTGAAGAAGAGGAAAAAAAAACTCAAGAGTGGTTAAAAAATTTCGATGATCCTTTGATCCTTAGTAATGCCCGTTACATAGCTGAATACAATTACCACCTGCCTAATAAACAAAACAACGAGCAAAACGATTTAACCAAATTCCCCGAAATTCCTTACGATGATCCCCTTAGATAGCGAACTTTTAAATTCCCCTGAACGAATCCTTTCTAAATTAGTAAAGGTTAAACAAGAGATCAGAGCATTAACTATTGCCGAATCTGTTCTTAAAGATGAATTAGAAGAGCATAGAAAGGATGGACGCATTAAAGGGATTTTTAAATCTCATGGAGTTACAGCTAATAGGCTTCAAACAACGCAAAAATATCAATTCTCAGAAGAATTAACGAAACAGGAAGAAATTTATAAAACAGAAATTGACCAGAAAAAGGAACTAGAAGTTTTAAACAATAAAGCAGTCAAGCTTGAAACTAAGAGTTATTGGAGGATCAGCTTTGACAAATAAAGAAAAGATAGAAGCCGCTGAAAAGCGAATTACTGAACTACAGAAATTAATCAAGGAATGGAGGAAAGATGAAAATAATTAGTGTTGATGTTGTTGGTGTACCTGTAGCGCAGGGCAGTTTAAAACGTACTGCCTTTGGGGTGATGTATAGCAACGATAAAGAATTGAAATCTTGGCGACAGGATGTGATGACTTATTTAATAGCAGCTAAACCAAAGGATTGGAATATTGATTGTGCGTTTAGTGTCTCTTGTGAGTTTCGCTTTATGCGTCCTAAATCCCATTACGGAACTAAAGGGACATTGAGGCCTGCTGCCCCTAGATATAAAACGACTAAAAGTGATACGGATAAATTAATTAGATCAATAGGTGACTCGATACAACAATCAGGATTAGTAAGGGATGATTCACAGATTATTCATTGGATAGCAAGTAAAAGATATTGCGAAACAGGGGAAAGTCCGGGGGCATCTATCACGCTAAGTAGTCAACCATGACGCTTAGACTTATCGACACCTTTAGCGGTATAGGCGGTTTTAGCTATAGCGCCGAAAAATTAGTAGGAGGATTTAAAACAGTTGCATTTGTCGAATGTGAACCATTTTGTCAAAAGGTATTAAAAAAGCATTGGCCCCATGTCGAACAATTCCATGACATCAGAACCTACAACCCAGAACCATATTCAGCAGACGTTATTTGTGGGGGATTTCCTTGCCAATCAATCTCAAACGCGGGCAAGCGCGAAGGGATCACAGAGACTTCAGAATCTGGTTTGTGGTACGAACTCTATAGAGTCATTTGCTTATTACAGCCGCGATACGTCGTCTTGGAAAACGTGTCAGCAATCCTTTCTAGAGGACTTGGAATCGTTCTCGGAAACTTGGCCGAGGCAGGGTATAACTCGGAATATGTCTGCATTCCGGCAAGTGCTTTGGGCGCCTGCCATAAAAGAGACAGATTTTGGCTTGTTGCCTACCCCAGTCGCGAGGGACTACAAAGGCCGAAGCTCAAAGAAATGGAACGAACTATATGGCCCAAAAGTCCTGCCCGACGTCTTAACCCAAATTGGCGACAATACAAAAGTGAACCCGTGTTGGTTAGAGGAGGCGATGGGCTATCCAATTGGATACACAGAACTAAAGCGCTAGGAAATTCCATCGTTCCTCAAGTTGCAGCGATACCACTGCAAAGGGTTTTAGATTTAGAAAAACTTACTGTTCCTAATTAGACCTATTGCTTATAGGGTCTACCCCTGATATATTTATTAAATCGGTCGCGCTGCGTTTGTTGACGTACCACCGATATACACAAGTTTTTTAAATCAATGACATCTTTAACGTGCGTTATGGCATGGCTTTGCGCCTTGCTTGTTCTTCCTTTCGTTGTTCTTTGGTGGGCCTGCGAGTCACGCCATACAACAATTAACAAAATGAGATCATGGGGTTATACGTGGAAACAAATTGGCGAAAAGTATGGGGTAAGTTCCTCTACTGCTAGACGATGGGCTAACGCTTAATATTATCCATCACCCGACAATTATTTATAAACAAAAAATAACCCCGTGAACAAAGCGGGGTCGGTGATGGGAATTAACAAAAAGATAGCTTTAATATAATTAATATGCAAGCAAAGTAATTTCAATGCGTCCCTTTTTAGATTGGTTAGGTTCAGGCTTTGTTTATAGATCCCCTACAAATAGAATTGAAGCATGGCGACGCAATGCAATGTATATGTCTTGTCGTGAGCTAAGAAAACTTACAGGTATATCAGCTCATCATGCAAAGGCTATTTATGTCTCTAGATACATCAATGAAGAAATGTCGGATCTTAAGTAGAATAATTTTGTTGTTTACCCCCCTTTTCAAGTATTAGCAGTTAAGTAAATGGAAGCTATTAAACCTCTGGTTTCGTAGAGGACGCCGGGGGTTTTTTAGTGTCTACCGATTACGCCAATTCTTGTTTCTTTGTGTCCCTTCAAGCGCTGCTACTTTCTGCTGTAATAGATCGACTTTTTTAAATAAAGCCCTTACGTCCTTATCTTTCCTGTTAACAATAATGCTAAGGGTGAATAAGAAAATAGAGACTACTGCGCCAATACAGGCGGCTATAACTTCATTCATCTGTTACCTAGCAATTTGTTCCACTTATTCCTAATTTCTAATTCTTTCCACAATCCTGTGAACGTGCCTGTATGTGGATGATTAGGTGAATCGCGTTGATCAAGCCAATACATATCTTCGCAAAGTTTTGCTCTGGCTGCGTTCTCCCAGATGGACAAGGGTTGACTCATTAGCAATAACAATTAGCTTTAGTATGGTAATACGTATAAATAGCAAGTAAACGTCTATGACTGAACAAGCAACAAAGAAAACAGAGGACAAGAAAGAAGAAAAGAAAAATCTAATGCAAAAAATTCAGGAAAAGATACCTGATCGCGACGAACAGTTTGAATATGTCGGTTTAGGGGTGAGGTTGGTATTGTTGACGTGGGCCACTTTGATGTTAAGCCTTTCATACTTAGACCTTAGTAAACTTGGTATCCCTCAACAAAAAATAGATCCAACTTTCATAGCTTCAATATTTGTCGGACTTAGTTCAACCTTTGGCGCAAATATAACTCAAAAGGGTGAAAAAGGCGCTGCGGGTAATGGAAAAAGTGTCAAAGCAGAATTACAAGAAATTTTAGGTGATACAACAATAGTAAGAGTAAAAAATGATATAACGCTTACAGGAGATAAACCAAAAATTGATAAAGTAACAGGTAAAGAAATTAATTTACAGACAGGCCGTCTTGAACAATCATGAAACGACTACTAATCCCCTTTGCTTTGCTCCTAGCCGCTGCCACCCCTGTCGGTGCTAATGGCTTAAGGATGAAAACAGTAAACAGCGTTCAGTTAACAGTTGACAACGCTCTAACAAATTCCACCCGTGGGGCTAGTTCTTACAGCCTTTCCACAAATGGTGTCACGGCATCATCTTTGGGAGGTCTAACACTTGCAGAGAATGCCACTAGTGCAACACTGGCAGCTCCTACCATTGCTCAGACCACAGCAGGCCAGCCGACTTCAGTAGCAGTTAGCTTTACCCTTGGCGATAATGTTAATGCCGTTAATGCAGGTGTAGATGTTTCTAGCGATGGTTTGCTAGTAGATCTTCCAGCTTTTTCTAATGTCATCTCACAATCTGGGGGCGTAAAATCTACCTTGGCGGGGACAGTAACAGGCACAACTGCCGCCGTCGTTGCTGGAGGGGCTGGAACCAGTGCTATTGCTTCTATCTCAACTGAGCTAACCGTAGGCGATTGGTAGTGAAAAGATTACTGCTTTTACTTTTACTTTCACACCCTGTAAAGGCAGTACCAGTAATAAGCAATTTCGTACAAGGTCAATCTAATGTGACCACAGAAAGCACCCAGACAGTAAGGGAAATTCAAAAGGTTTATTCTTATTCAACGGGGTCAACTTGGAGCGTGTCAGGTTTAAATATTGAGCCTGTTTCAGCAAATCAAGTAATCAGCCCTACATATAAAACAATTAGTGAAAATACTATTAACAATGTAACAAGTACATGGACAGGAATAGACCTGGCAAATAAACCATTATTCAAACAAACAATCCCAGGGGCGAATATGCAATATATGGAAACAATTAGTCAGCCAGGATTGACTTCTGTTTTAGAACTAGACCGTACAACAACGACAACATCTATTAGCACAAGTATTAGCACATTTAGTCAGTGAACTATAAATTTACACCTCTGCTTTTTGCTTTAATATGCACCCCAGTTTCAGCAGATAACTATAGTTCAACATCGGCTCCTACCTCTAATGTATCGGGAAGTATTTCAAATATTGGGGTGATGAATATGCCCACTCGTCAGTTTCAAAATCAATATGGCAATGGTGTTGTTTGTCAGGGTGAAACCCTTGCCGTTCAGCCCTATATCTCAACTAATATGAGTTTCACTAGACCATTTAACGAAACAAGTCCACAATATTTATTTTCTAATATAGATGCAAATGAGGATGGAGATCCAGACAACCCATCACAATTAATTGGTGAAAGATATGCAGCAACAGGACAAAAGGATTCATTTGCAATTACACCAGGAATAAGCCTTTCTTGGAATATTCCACTAGATAGACGCGCTCAAAAGTTGTGTCGAAAACTTGCAGCGAAACAAGTGCAATTTTGGGAAAATAGAATCGCAGATCAAAGAATTAGTTATGAATTAGGCAGAATAAAACATTGTAAAAGTTTACTTTCAGAAGGTGTAATTATTACAGGTAAGTTTGCGGCTATCTGCTCAGATGTTTCTCTAGGATTGCCTCCTAATAGCCTCCCTCAACACCAGCACAGTATTAGCCCTTTAGAGAACGACGTAAAGCCATAACAGCCCTATTCTTATCTCTTTGAGCTAGTTTTCTATCATTATAACTTTGTACTTTTTCTTTTTTACCTATCAGCTTAAATATTTTTTTTGCGATTTTTTTAGTAGCTGGTTTAATTATCTTAAGAAGGATTGAACTTGCAGGCTTAGCAGCTAAAACTACGGTTGCAGATACAAAAGTTGTGGCAGCCACAGAAAGAACCTGAGAACCTGGGGGCGTGAAATTTTGGGCTAATTCTCCGATGCTTATATTTTGCCAAACTGTTTGACATTCGCCTTCTACATCTCTTACATATGCCTTAACTCTTTTAGTTTGTTGTGGTCCTAATGCTCCAATAGGCAAAGCATCAATAGGAGGACAATCAAAAGAAGTATTTAAAGCTAATTGTAATTCTTTTTTGTTGATTGCATCAAGGTTAAGATTCTTCGGCACATTAGTTTTTTGATCTTTTTTACTATCTTTTTTTACTGTTTCAGCTTTAGTTTCCTTCTCTGTCATTTCTGACAATTCATCACTCATAGATTTAATATTTTCCCTTTCTTGTTCTTCAAATTGCTTTTTTAAATCTTCATTTATTTTATCTTTTTGTTCATCAGATAATTTATTTACAACTGAAGGGGTCAAGATAGGAGGGTTAAAAGATCCAAATTTAAAATCACAAAAGCTTGAATAACTTCCTTTATCAAAATTAAAAACTTCTTTTGTTGAAAAATTTTCTCTAGCTTCTACACAAGGAAGATCAATAATTGGCTTTGGGAAATTAAAAGTTAATCGTTCAACTGAAGGGATATTATTTCTTATTGGCAAAACAGCTATATCAGGAATACGAGGTTGATTTATTCCTATCTCTTTAATTTCCACTAACAATCAGATAAATCTTTGCCCAAGCTTGACCCGATGTCTTGACCTATTTTTTGCGCTCTATTTCTAGCAAAAGGCTCTAATAAAAATCCAATAATCGGTACGTTAGAAAGTTTTGATGCACCCGCCGCCGTAGCAACTCCAGCTCCTACAAGACCACCGTTATTCTTTCCAGTGATAGAAGCTTCTAAACACTTCATGTCTATCTCTTGTCTTTTCTCTGTCGGTACGTGGGGGACATATTCACGCCTTACATAACTAATATCTTGTTTCCCATTCCATTTGCTCTTAGTCGTATCGCTAGAAAACAAGACAGTCTTAGGTTGGTGCATGTTATGCGTGATTGTTAAATCTAAATCTTCTCCATTCTTTTTATAACGCAATTGACTAGCGCTATTTTCAGTTGTATTCAATCGAGCTAAATCGAATGGGACTGAACCTCCTGATTTTGATAGCAACCCTAAACTATAGAAATTTGTACCAATTAAACCAACCCCTAAAAGGATACTTAAAAAAGGAAACTCAGAACGGGAGGACATTACCTGTTGCCTTTGGTAATTGTGGTTTAATGCTGCTTTGTATATTCTCAATCACCTGATCCTGAATCGTAAAAAGCATATTGTTCACAAACTTTGTTCGTTGTGAGAAAACAAAAGCCCCGCCAGCAATGAAGGCAATTAAGACCCCACTATTGACAAACGTTAAAATCCTAATCAATTAATTTTTGCTTCTACGTCTAAGTATAGAGTCAACCCCCAATATGTCAAAGTAGTAAATGCTATTGCTAAGTTGTTCGGCCAGCACTAAGAGTGAGCATAGTAAATGTAATCATTAGATGCTGCGTTAATTCCGGCCCAATCACTGGTAACTGTAAAGCCTGTTGATGATAAGTCTATGTAAGTTCCTTCCGCTTGTTGTGACCAAGTTTGATTTAAATAGATTACGTAATCACCATTTGATCCAGAGCTAGTTAGCCCTCTTACCGTATCAAAGAGAGCCCATTGACCAGTACTGTTAGTCCTTTTAATAAGAATAAATCTAGGTTGGAAACCTGTGGTCACGGAGACATTACCGCTTGATCCAGCATATCCACCAACAGAACTGATTTTGTCAACGCTGGCGAAGAGCACGGCTATAAAATTCTCACCGTCTTCATTAACTTCATCTCTTCCTCCAACAGTAAAGGCTTTGTCTGTCGGGGCGGTATCTTTCCAACGAGAAGAAGTACCATGCTGACCACCATCGGTATTAAGTTTCATTATGTACTGCTCAGGATTTGTTCCGCCATTAACTTGATGGTGATAAACAACCCAATCCTTAGAAGCATCTCTATTCTTTACCCACATCATCTCAATCGTTTTATTCAATGAGTGCGGTATTTGTCTACCTGTAGTGACTCCGTCCCCTTTGTAAGCCACCAAATCCATCCCAGTGTGGCGTTTCCACATATGCGAAATAAGAGCAGTTCCTTGTTCCGTTGATCCCCAACCAACATTGCTATCCCAAGTAACAGTAGAATCAGAGACCTCAACATAATTTTCATTTGGTGCTAACCGTGATAGTCCAGTAAGTCTTGATCCAGAAGTCCATTGAACAGTAGACTGATAGTTTTTACGGATCATGAAGTCAACAGGGAATCCACTATCAAAGGTAGGAATAGTTGCACTACTATTACCCGTATCCATGGCGAATACACTCGTTCCTTCCCCTGCACCGTAAAGCTTGCCAACGTATCCATCTGGACGTCTAACCGCAATGTAGAGCCATTTACCTCCATCACTGTTTACGCCACTACTTGTACTAGTTAAATTAAAACCAGTTGGCGTAAATTCAATATGATCCGCATCTGCTTCTACATTACTTGAGTTAGCTCTTAAAACTGCATCATCCCCATCAGTAACGACACCTCTAGCAGAATCATACGTATACCAATCACCTCCAGAATCAATCCTTTTTATCATGAGAATCTGAGGCTCCCACCCGACATTTACAACTAAACCTGCTGAACCTGTTCCAACGTACGATCCAGTCTTAATTGCATTACTATCACTATTTTCACCAAAGACAAAATTCCCAGGGTCATCGAAGGGGCTATCTGTGCTTGCTGTTGGATCTCCATTAGCGGTGATCGTAGGACCAACTGTTTTACCTGTAGTAGATGAGTTGTTACAGCATAAAAGGACAGTACCGCTTATGTTCGTTAATGGTTCTGTTGGTGGCTTGAATGATGATGTATAAACTGCTGTTCCTTTGACTACTCGTGCATTACTTACTTTTCCGTCAAAATATTCGTTAGCATGAGAATTGCCAATCACAAATGGAGTATCAGCCGAATATGAATATGAAGCAGTTGAAGTGCCTACAAGATTACCATTTAAAAACAACCTTGAAGTACTACCGCTTTTTGTCCCTGCAACGTGATACCACTGTCCCTTATTAAGAACACCACTGGCAGTAATTGACGCTCCACCACCAAATACTAAGTTAGTACCATTTGAATATATAACTGGCCCACCAGAGCTATTAAGACCTCTACCATTCAAAACAACTCTTACACCAGAAACCGTATCCCATTTTACCCAACCTTCCAAAGTAAAGTCACCTGAACCCATATTAAAGTCAGCACTACTAGCAAGACTTAAATAATCATTTCCGTCAAAATCAACAGACCTTGCTTCGCTGGCGTTGCTTTCACCTCCTGCGAATAGGTAGCAGATATATTCAGAACCGTTATTGTTACACGCTCCATTTGTTCCAACTGAGAAATGTGTAGACGTAGGGTTTTGATACCACACTGTTGACATTCCCGAATCTCGACTATTTGTATGACTTAAACGTAAACGATAATTATATTGATCTGAATCTGTATCTCCAAAATCTCTATGCCATACATACCAGCTACTTGTAGAGTCAGTACCTTTAATTATCATCATCCCTACGTTTGCCTTAAGTGAATGGGCTATTTCACGATTAGTAGAATTTCCTGTGTATTTAACAATATCGCAAAACCCTGGAGCTTTCCTCCAGATCCAATTAAAATGGGTATAACTGGAATTAAAATTAGTCCAAGCATTACCACCCCCAACTGAAAAACCATTATTATTGAAGGAAGTTATAGCTGTACTGTAGGTTGATTCGGCATCAGTTGAATCAGTTTTTAAAATCTTTGTTTTACCTCTTTCAGTGTCAATGAAAATATTTGGGCTATTCATCTCTCTATACTTATTCCAAACCAAACCACCTTCATTAGCCAAGTCAATTCCGACATCAAAAGTCTGTGCTGAACTAGAGCCTGTATAAACGTAATTATTAAATACTTGATCAACATATATAGGATCTGCCTTTGCACCTACACCTAAAAGCATCATTTGAATGGACATGTTTAATAACCTCCGTGTTTGTTAGTTAGTAGGTACATTTTTTAACTCAGTGGTGAGCCTGAGATATAGCAAGTATCAGCAGCAGTAAATAATAAGGTCGCAATACCTCGCGTTCCTAAAGTACGATTTGCGTTGCTAGCGTCTGCGATGTTATACATATTTGTTCCCTTAGTTATTGTTAAATCTCCACCCGTATTATTCACGATGGTCACAGCTTGACCCGCTGAAAAAGTGTTATCTGTCCAAGTGATATTTCCACTAGCTAAAATATGTTTTCCAGTATCGGCAGCTACCAACGTATAAGCCCCTGATTGTGAATTTTGCGGGATTGATCTTACAGGGCCTTGTGCATCAGTAAAGGTTGTAGCCGTGACTTTTCCTGTACTGGGGTTGTAATGAAAATCACCATCACTTTCTAAACCTACATTCCCAGTAGCTGATGCATCTTCAATAAAAGGAATTAAATTGTTTTCGTTTGTGCTTTCGTTATCTGCTACAGAAATATGATTGGCATTTGTGGCAGTAGTCGCGCTCGTTGCCGTTGCCGCATTGCCTGTACAAGAGCCTGCTGATCCTGTTGTATTTTGATTTAAAGTTGCAACCCTAGCTGCTGCAACAGTACCCGAAGTTAAATTAGTTGCATTAGACGAGAACGCTTTAACAGATTGCTGACTTGGTACTTTCGTAGCAGAGTCTGTTGACATATCATCTTCATCTAAAAGATCAGACGAGATTGCATAATTATTAGCAGATGCGGCTATTGCGTTTAGCTTTGTGTGATCTGCATCTGTGAAAACATTGCTATCAGTAGCAGCTTCAACGGCAGCCCTGATTTCTGCGTTTGTCTGATCTCCAGTCGCTGACGCTTCAATGGCTGCTAATTTAGATTTCTCGGCATCTGTATAAGCGTTAGTATCTGACTCAGCTTCATAGGCAGTCTTTATTTCAGCCCCAGTCTGATCGGCAGTTGCTGACGCTTCAATGGCGTTTAATTTTGAATGATCTGCGTCAGTAAAAGTATTTGAATCTGAAGCCGCTTCAACCGCCGCCGCTATTTGTGCCGATGTGATCGCTCCTGTATTTCCATTAACAGAGAGAACAGCATCAGTTGGGGTTCGTAGCAGCGTAAAATCTGCCATCGTTCCAGCCGTTCCACTGTTTCTTACATAGGACTTGTTCTCATCAGTCCGAACAACAATGTCACCTTCCTGGGTTGTCAGTGCTAACTGAGCTGATTGACTTGAAGCCTCTTGGACAGTTGTTAAGGCTAAAGACGTTACAGAAAACTGCGTACCAGATAATTGCAGCCCTGTTCCGGCTGTGTAAGTTGTATCAGAACTATTTGCGTCGACGTAGGCTTTAACCGACTGCTGCGATGGAACTTTAGTCGCTGAGTTAGTTGACATATTATCTTCATCAAGCAAATCAGCCGAGATAGCGTAGTTATTTGCAGACGTAGCAATTCCTGATAATTTTGTCTTTTCTGCATCCGTGTATGCGTTTGTATTTGATTCACCTTCATAAGCTGACTTGATTTCTGCTCCTGTTTGATCAGCCGTTGCACTGGCTTCTACTCCATCAAGTTTTGTCTTTAACGCATCAGTGAAAGCATTAGTATCACTTTCAGCCTCGTAAGCTGTTTTTATTTCCGCGCCTGTTTGATCAGCAGTAGCACTCGCTTCAATAGCATTTAATTTACTGTGATCTGCATCTGTAAATACGTTGGAGTCACTAGCCGCCTCGATTGCTGCCCTTATTTCAGCATCAGTTTGATCCGCTGTAGCAGAAGCCTCTATTGCTGCTAGTTTTGATTTTTCTGTATCTGTAAAGGCATTTGTATTTGATTCCGCTTCATAAGCTGTTTTTATCTCTGATCCTGTCTGGTCTGCTGTCGCACTAGTTTCGATTCCATCAAGCTTTGTTTTTAACGCATCAGTAAAATTATTCTTAGTTAAACCATTATCGCCAACAGAATATGTGGTGTTTGTGTCTGGAGGTACAGCCCATTCCATACCGTTAGATGTATAACCTAAAAACTTATTTGTTCCGCTAGGCGCTGCATGAATATCTAACTTTGACTCTGCAATTGTGTCATCTAATATTTTTGCATTAGTGATCGCATTATTATCAATAGTCCAAGTACTCCCACCACTACCTGAAACTGTAATGTCGCCTTTGTCTCCATTAGTAAGACCTTCACCATCTTGACCAGCTGGGCCAGTCGCTCCAGTCGCTCCTTGAGAACCAGTATTACCTTGCGGACCTTGCGGGCCAGTAGCTCCAGTAGCTCCTTGTAAATATGATGTTCCGCTACCCCACGCCCCACTAGCTTTTGGCCCGTAAATAGCTTTGTTTGTTGTGTCAATATAAAAATCACCATCAACACCTAGCCCTGAACCAGGAGCACCCGAACCATTTAGAACTGTCTTACCATCAGCTCCAGTAGGACCAGTTGCCCCAGTAGATCCAGTGGGACCAGTTGCGCCTTGAATACCTTGTGATCCTGTAGCACCTGTAGCACCTTGAATACCCTGTGGTCCAGTAGCTCCCGTATCACCTCTTGGGATAGTGAAGTCAAAAGTTGCTGCACTAGACGAACCACTATTAGCAACAGAAGCGTTAGAGCCTGCACTTCCTGTACTTGTAGAACCTACAGCAATAGTCGCGGCTGACCCTGTTGATCCTGTATCTCCTTTGTCTCCAGTCCTTGCAAAAGTTAAAACAATATCTTCACTTGCACTAAAAGAAGTCGAACCAGAAACATAAGCACAAGTTACTTTGTGATACCCAGTTGCTTCAGTTGCTGCTGAAATTGTAAACAGTGCAAAATCATTAGGATCAGTTTTATTTGATACTTTAAAATGTCCTTTTATTGTTGATGTTGAATCATCAATGGTCCTTAAATAAGCTTGGACATCTGTACCACCATCATCAGTATCATCTATATATAAAAGAGTAGCCGATGAAATATTTGCGTTGTTAAATCTTGCTTTACCTGCGCCTGGATCACTATCAACGGTTGAAGTATCAAATGTATAATCAAAAGTCGCACCACCAAAAGCACCTGTAGCACCTGTATTCCCCTGTGTTCCTTGGATTCCCTGCGTTCCTTGTGGACCTGCCGAACCCGTAGCACCTGTATTTCCAGTCGTTCCCTGAATCCCTTGTGGACCTGTATTGCCAGTGCTACCTTGGGGTCCTTGGGGTCCTGTTGGTCCTGTTGCGCCTTGAGGTCCAGTCGAACCTTGAGATCCAGTTGAACCCGTTGGCCCTACTAACGAGACGTAACTACCAGGCCATGCCCCACCTGCTTTAGGTCCATACAATCTTGAATTTGTTGTCTCAAGAAAGAAATCACCATTATTGCCATCGCTACTTTGGGGGGCGCTACTTCCATTAATAACGCTTGTCCCTGCTGGACCAGTTGAACCGGCTGGTCCTTGGGCTCCGATGCTGTTGACTGTAACTGTGTTCATGGAAGTGCTCGTTGTAGTTGTCATGAGGTGTAACCCTGAAAAACGTTCAGTTTTCCTGTTAACCAATATTCAGTTGTAGTGCCGCTAGTCCTTTTTAAATCCCAGTAAGCAACGTCAGGAAGGGTTATTGTTTGAGTTTCTGTCATCGATACTTGAACCTTCCCATTTGCTGCGTCACTAATTGTGCAAGTCATATCACAATATTTTTTAGTCCGATTTTCGTTCCATGCTTGAGCCGTGAAAGTACTATTGGTTAAATTAACGGCACTACCATTAGCTTGTAATACAAACTCAAGCGCCCAATCAGATCGCCTATAAACATCGGGGTTTAATAGGCCAGGAGATACAGCCATTGAACACAGAAACTTCTACATTTTTTATATTCTAAAGCCTACGCAGAAATATTAACGAAATTCAATATTTTTTATTCGTCTTACCAACTAAGAACAACAATAATTCCTTTTACTCCTTCGGCTCCGGCAACACTTGTCGTACTCCATGCGCCATCACCGCCGCAACCCGGACCTTTACCCCAAAAAGTACCACCTCCTGATGATCTGAAATCTTGATTGTTGAAACCGCTTGCAGTTGTTCCTGTGTAGTTATTAATCGTTTGAAATTCTGCTTTCTCCCCATAAATATTTATCATTCCATTTACTCCAGTATTGGGCCAACCTGGTCTACTCATCTCTATAGCTGCTGTTGGACTTGAAAGATTGGAATTATAACCAGCCGAAGACCCTCCACCACCCTGACCCGTAATAGTTATACCGCCAGTACCTGCTGGAGTGAAAACACTATCGCTTCCAGAATTACCATTGGTTTGGGCAGATGTACTAGCAGCCGCGCCAGCACCAACAGAACAAGTAGCAGAAGCACCAATTTCTGTTTTGTTATAAAAACGAATAGCCGTTCCAGCACCTCCACCTCCTGAACTACCCCAATAACCACTACCATGCGCTGATACTCCACCAGCACCGCCGCCGCCGCCTGTGCAAATTACTAAGAAATTAGATTTTCCAGCTTCAGGCGTAAACGTATGTGATGTCGTTGAACCTGCTTGTTGCTGTGCGTGTCCACTATTATCAGCAATATCGTTTCCAAAAGCTTCAAATTTTGCTCCACTAGCTAACGCTAACCAAGCCGCACCAGAATAAAACTCAAGATGGTTTGTACTCTGTGTATTTAATCTAAGATCTCCCTGACTTAAAGCACCGCCACTAGGTCTATTAGCATCATTACCAGCAGGTAAAGTAATTGATTTACCTGTAAAGTTTGGGTCTTCAGTTGGAGCTAAACCAAGATTTTCAGATAACGAACCTAGTGTTATCCATCCATTATTGGCACTATTTCTAATCTTTAATTTGTTATTAGTTGTATCAACCCAAGTTTTATAAGCTACCTTTGTTGTCGGTTCACTACTCCCTGAATTATTAGTTTGGATGTCACCCAGAATATTATTTAGCTCGGCTCTAAATCCAGAACCGCTTAGATTTTCGACAATGTAATCTCTTAGATTAGTCATACTGATACCTGATTACCAAAGCCAGAAGCTCCCCAGATGAATGACCGAGCATAGCTACTGTCGTTAGATGTATTTCTAAATGTTACTTCAAAACCTGTGCGGGTAATATTATCTATTTCAAAATAATCACCATCCTCTCTGTTTACTCCTACTTGCGTAATGAAAACACTTGGAGGTTCATAAAAACCTGAAGCAAAATCAACTTGATATGGTCCTGATCCTGATGTAATAGCGTTCGTAATGCTTTCAGTTCTAGGTTGAAGTTCAACAGTAACGCCAAGTCTTCTGATTGCTATATTTTGATCTACGTTTGTACTTGTTAATTTAGCTTTGAATTGTAACCCTCTTGCCCTTACTAATCCTCCTGTTATCTGTTGCCAATCACCCCAAGTTGGTGATGAACTAGGGTTATCATTTGTTGCCCTAAAATAAACAACTGCATTACAATCGCTAGAAGTTAAAGCAAGTTCATCATCTATTAAACCCCAAGTATCAAGCAACGCGCTTTTGCTATCCCATAAATTCTCATCTGCATAAATAAAACTATTTAACTCTCTCTTTAAATTCACATTATAAACTTGAGTTAGGTCTACAGAAGTTGCAAAAACATATTCTCCACTTGCAGCAGTAGCATTATTAGAAACTGATAATCTTAAAGAATCTAAAGTTGAATCATAGGCTGTATTCGTTTTACTACCTGTGAAATTAGCCGTATGTTCATCAACAAATTGAACTAAAAGACGATCACTTACAGAAGGCATTGTGATAACACCCTTTGTATCTTCCCAATCAGATAATAAGTTTGATCCAGGTGTAGGAGATTTGCGGCCCCCATCATCTTGAAATTTAACTAAATAAGCATTAACGCCAGGTAGTAAAGGAACAATTGCACTTGTCGCATTACCAGGCAAAGTATGATTTTCTAATTCTGTCGCATCTCCCCATCTTGCGGATGCACTAGTTGACTGCCCTATCAATACGTTGCCGCCAAGTAATACATCTTTCTCCGAACTTTTATTCCATTGCAGTAAAGCATTATCTTGATCAATAGGCGTTAATGTTACCCCTGTTGCTTGTGCTGGTGCTGCTGTTTTTCCTATCGCTGTATGAGTTTTAGTAGCTGGAGTAACTGACCTTAGACCTGAAGCACTAATGCTATAAACTTCTATTTGATACGTTCCAGCAACGACATCTAATATCTCAATCTGTTTGGTCTTTTCTGCAATTCTTGACTCCCAGTTATTATTTCCATATCTAAATCGGACATATGCATTAGCAGTGTCATTTGTCCAAGAAACTATTATTTTTACCCTTGCATTTCCTAAATTTTCATAAATCAACTCTGTTGTTTCAATTCCCGCTGGAGTAGAAGGAGCTACATTTAAGTTCGTAACATTTCGTGTAGTTAATGATATTCCACTTTCAATATTTGAATATTTAGAAGAGTTATAAGAAACAGCAGTTACAGCATAATTAATACCATCTTGTTCCTCTACTGATACAACACGCCAAGTAGAAGTTTGTATGCTTGAATTTTGATACACCCATAATGTATTTGCATTAGGCGCAGAAGAAAAACCAGAAGATAAATTAACAACACCTGATGAAATACTACTTATAGGTTTAGTTTCAACCGAACCATCTGAAAGAATTGCTGAAAGAGTAGGACTATTAGAAGCTACTAAACCTGTTGCATCGTCGACTGTGATAGCTGTAGTTGTTGCACTTTTTATCCTTCCTGATTTCCTAGAACCTGCCCTCATTTCATCAGCTATTTCTATTACTTGACCTGGCCTACAAACAACACCTGCATCTATAGAAGTAACAAAGGAACAAGTCTCACGTTCATTGTTTTCTGTATATAAAAGCCATTCTCCTAATCTTCGGGCTTGACCTCTACTCGTACAAGCGAAAGCATCAATGTTTCTAACGATTGACCCGTATTTAGCAATATTAGCGGTGCTTTTTACTTCCTCATAAGCATAATCTCTTAATTCATTATCAAAGTATCTAACAACAGCAACAGTAGCTCTATTCTTTTGACTACTTGTTTGATAATTAAAACCTGGCTCTAAAACATTCGCAATACTAAATAAATAACTTGTATCTTGTGGAGCATCTTGTGTTAATGCAACTGAACCCGCTTGCCAATATGCTTGAGCTCTAAATACGGAACATAATTGATTAATTACGGTATAGGCTTCTTGTGCTGTTTGTATATTTACATTGCAAGCAAAACGAGGTTCAGTCCCTCCAGCTCCATTACTAATTAAAGCACTAGCGTAAACACTAGCGGCATAAAAAGAAAATTTATCTAAGTCGGCTTCGGCTAAGTAACCTGTATTAGTTGAACCTGTTCCACTCGTTGTATCGACACCTAATCCATATCTATAAGTTGTTAACAAATCAAATAAAATCCAGGCTGGATCATTTGTTACTACCGCTGCCCCTAACGTGCCATTAAATGTACCTGAATAAGCAAGACTACCATCAGATCTAACAGTTGCATTGTGCGGAACTTTAACTTTTATCCCCTTGATTAAATATGTTCTCTTAGGAATACTTGAAAACTGTTCTGCATCAAGTCTTAAACCAACTAATGCTGAATTTGGATAAGCTCTTGAATCATAAATAATCTCTGTGTAAGTATTCCATTGAAACGCGTTCGTTAACTTTGGATCGGTTGAATCATCTGTAATCCTTGTAACTTTTATATTGACAGGAAACGCACCGTCTAATTTCAACAAATAATCTCGTTGATATAAATCACCTGTTCTACCTTTTATTTTTCCATTATCACCAGATACTTTAGTTTGATAACTTCCCCCTGAATATTGAACAGCAATTTCTAAATCAATTTCACTACCTTCAATATCACCATCATCAGTAATTTTTTGTAATTGTGGAACAGATATTGTCACTTTGACTGCATCAATATTTGAATTAGTTAATTGTTTAACTCCAGGTGTATTTTTAACAATCGTGCCTAAACCTGTATTTTGAACCTGTGCTGTATTTTCAGTTAAAGGTATAACTGCTTGAGACGATGTACCGGTTCTTTCTGCATATGAAACATCCTTAAAGTTAAAAGTACCGTTTGCATTTTGCAAAGGTGTATCGTTCAAAAATATTGATTTCGCACCGTCTACTAAACCACCAATTTCACCTTCTGAAAGAAGATCAAGAACACGACCAAATTGTTTAGATTCAAGATTATCTTTAGCGGTAGAAGTAGAACCACCGCCACCGCCGCCTTTACCACCACCGCCACCCGAACCAATAACTAAATTTGTCATGCTTCTACCTCAATTTGTTGTGTATCAATTGCCGCTGAAATAACGACAGAACCCACTAAGACTTCTGAACCATAGACGATAGGAACAGCAACGCCCGCACGACTTGTATTTTGGATACCACTAAAACTAAAACTTCGCCTCGGATCTTGTTCTGAAGAAGGCACAGAAGGAACAGGTGTTAATAATCCGCTAATGCCACTTAGTACCAAAGACGCACCAACTGAAGCCGCCGTAGAAGCCCAACCCGCCGCACTAGAAAAAGCCGTCCCACTTGATAAACCTGCTAAAGATGCACCGCCCGTAGTAAAAGCCAAAGTTATTAATGCAGCGCCTAAAATAATTCTTCCAACGTTTCCACCCGCACCAGCGACAACAGGAACAATAGAAATATCACTCTGCCCAGTTGGGTAAAGCAATTCTTCTTCTGATAACTCCCAACTTCCAGCAGAAACTTTATAGTGCTGGTCATACATGTGTTTTTCTATACCTTTAAAATTTACGCACAAAAATTTCATTACCTGAGCCATATTTGATACTTCCGCTTCTAATACACGCTCACCTACAAACTTTGCCAATTCGCCGTATAGTTTTATCTTACGCAAAGTCATAACGAATCCTCTTACCAGTGCATTTTAGTAGCCATTCATCTAATAAATCGCGACTAGATAAACGATTTTGCAAATGATGTAAAAGCAACTGATCACCAAGATATAAACCGATATGGTTTAAACCAGGGGAACGCATACTCATTAATAATAAATCATTCTTTTTTAATTCCTCATCAGGTCTTAATTCTCTAAACCCAGTATCAGCAAAAGAACGATCAAAAAAAGGATCTTTTAAAAAGGCATCAGAATTTGTCGGCCTATCCCAATCTTTCAACTCTATGCCTAAATGTTCTTTGTAGTAATCACGGCACAATGACCAACAATCATTAACGCCCCACACCCATTGACGACCTATTAAAGGTGCTTTGTATCCGCAAGGTTCATATTCAACCCATTGTTCTAAATTTGGCTGAACTACATACCATTTAAGTTTAGTTTTTTCACAAGCAACTTTATCGGCCATCGATAGCTCTGGGGATGTTACTGGATGACTATGAATAACTGCTGTTACTTCTCCTGTGTCTTCGGCCTTTGCCCAATCTTCTGGGTCAATAATAAACATATCTTTTGGATCTTCTGCAATATTTTCACAAGCAAAATAAGTTTCTTTCCCTTTAACAACAACTAATAAACCACAAGATTCAAACGGATCTTCTCCCTTTGCATGATTTAAAGCTTTATCTTTCCAAGTCATGAATAAAACGACCCAATGCCAGGGAACTCTTCAGGTAATACTTGTCTTTTAGGTAAACGAACACCCATTACATCTATTTTTGCAGCTAGTTCAAATTCAACAATCTCTCTTGTCTCTGATGACTTGCGATCAATCACATAAATCTCATCTGGAAATAATGCAGACGTATCAGGTGTGTAAGGACTATTGCTACTAGGAAAATTAGCAGCGTCTAAATACCTTAAAAGTGTTCTTCTTCTTGTTACTTTTGCCCCCTCTAACCCCATCGATAGAGTTAAAAGAATCGTTGTAAATGTTCCTAAAATGTTGCTAACTCTAAGAGTTGGTCTTGGTAATTGCTGACCGTTATATTCAAAGCCATCAGCTTCGATGGGCATCCTTGTATAAGTTTGACCGTCAAAAATAATATTCCCATTTGCGTTTTGATTTGTACCAGCATGGAAACGATAAACAGTACTTGCTCCATGAATAGTCGAACTTAATTCAAGAATAAAAAGCTCAATAATTGAACTTGGATTTGCATTTTGTAGCTCACTAACAGGAACAGCCATTAGGGTTCAAATACCTCTTCAAATGTCGCTGTAATAGTTGCGTAACCTGCAATATTGATTTGTTTAGTCCAATCAAGGCAAATATATTCACCAGAACTTGATTCGTTTGGTGGGGTCCAAGTAAAGCAATCTGCGTCTGAAGCTCTTGCATCAAGGAACGTTTCAATTGTGTCTGACTCCGCTTCAGTTATGTTTTCCCAAGTAGGGTTCCATGTCTTAGCGTTTTGATTCATCCCAAAACTAATTCTGGCTTCATAACCATCAGCGAATTTAACCCGTTTAAGATTGGGTCTTGATGTTTTAGAAATCCCGTAACTTGCAGCGGGTGAGGTAGGGAAAGTTGCCATAATTAAGCAGCGCTAAGTACGCCCCCTGGTCGTTTTTGTTTTACTAATTCTTGTTTAACCGCTGCTGATATTGCACGACCTAAAGATTGGGCTCTTCCTTGATCTCCTTGTACTTGTGATTGTCCTTTTGCATCTACGTTAACAACAACAGAAGTATTACCTAATTGATTGTTTGGGGTAATAGTGCCTGACGTTGTTGGTGTGAATAGTTCCATTCCACGCTCACCAACTAGATAAGACGACCCGCCAACCACATGACCGCCAGTTGCCATATGCCCTCTGAATTTAGGCTGGCTTTCCATAAATGAACCTTGAGTCATACCCAAGGTTGTAGTGTTTCCACCGCTAAATAAACTGCCAAACCAATTACTGAAAGGTGCTGTAATTGTCTGTTGTATTGCGATACGAATCATATCTCTAATAATGCTATTTGCTAATTTTCTAAATTCCAACTGTCCAGTCATTACAAAATCAACTAATGCATCTTCCATGCCTTTAATTCCTTTAATTACTACATCTGACATCGCTTCACCGACAGTTTTAATTGAATCTCTAAAGTTTGTTATTTTTAATTTCATTTGAGCGCCAAAAGTTTTCGCTAATTGCGTCTCTAATAAATTCGCGTCTTTTGTCCCTTTATTAAAACCATAAGCATCACCCGCCTCTGATTGTCCTGTTGTAATAGCTTTAAAGGCTTCTTGATTTCTTTTGAATCTTTCTAAAACGCCTTCTCTATATTTTTCTGCTGATTCATTCATTCCTTCTGTATCCATTCCGAACATCTTTTGTGCTCTTTTGCCAATCGCTCCGATCAAATGAATTAATTCTTCTACTGCAACAATTGTTGACATCACTGCAAAGGCAATAGACCTAAAGCCAAAACCAACGACCTTGAAAAACCCTTCCCAATCATTACCACTTTCAAAAAGCTTTCTAAAAACTTCTAGTACTGAATTTAAGGCTGGTAATAATGCGTCTGCTAATTGTTTCCTAAATCCATCAAATCCAAAACTTAACATTGTCAATTGATCGTTGAAATATTCCGCATTTGCCGCAAAACCTTCGCTCGTTTCATAGTTCCACTTTTCTAATTCTTCTCGACCTGCATTTAATAAAGGGATTAATTGCGCCCCTGATCGACCAAATATTTCCATCGCCAACGCCGCCTTCGTTGCCCCATTTGGCATGTCTGAAAAACGCTCAGCAATATCACCTAAGAGAACCTCAGAACTTTTTAAATTTCCGTCTGAATCCCTAACGCTTATCCCCAATGCTTCATAGCTTTCTGAATACGTTTTAATTCCTTGATCCGCTTCTCTTTGTGATTGAGCTAAACGCCTTAAACCCTTTTCGATTGTTGATTGTTCAACCCCCGCTAATTTTCCAGCGTTGACGTATGCCTGCAAACTATCGGCTGCTATTCCTGTTTGCCTGCTTAATTTTCCGAATGCGTCAGCCTGATTGATTGCACCTGTAACAACTCTAGTAAATGCCCCCGCCGTCAATATCAAGGCCATAGCCTTAAACGCCGTGTTGACGCTTAACGCTGCCATTCGTACATTCTTCAATCTTCCCTGTAACCCCTGCATGGAGTTACCCATTCTTTTTATTGCAGCCTGCCCCGTCGTTTTCGCGGCGATTATCATGTCAAACTTAGCCGCCATTATTTCTTATCCTTATTCAAAATTTCAATCGCTTTGATCTCCATAATTTGCAGATCTTCTATAACCGACTTGAGATCATCATACTCGTATAGTTTCGCTATGGCTAATACTGAGTCGTAGTAAAAACCTGTGACTTGACCTAATGCACTAATTCGCCATTGTGTTTGACATCGCATAAATAAATCAAACGCATTTAAATGTTCAGGCCATAAGTAAAAATCATCTTCCGTCTTCTTTGGCAATATCACGCCGAAAGCTTTTGCCGCTGCCTCTAAATCCCCTTCTTTCTCTTTGTTATTTTTAAAAATATAATCAACCGCCCCTGTTAGTTTTTTGTTTTCTCTCCTGTTACTGAATCAATATAAGTTTTTGCGATTTCTATTCCTACTAATGGCTTTTCAAGTAATTGATCAAAAGCCTCATCAGTAAAAGGTATTTGTTCGTCATTTGGATCTAAAATATCTTTCCAACCTACAACAACTTCTTTCGCAAATTTACGGGCGGCCTCGAACATAACTTCCATCTTTGTATTCATTAATTTCTTTTGATATTGTTCGATCTTTGATTGTTCTATTCTTTTAAAGACACAATAAAAACTTTGCTTTTCATATTTGCCGTTATCAATAGGGATTTTTAATTCAATCTTCCATGAATAGGTATCAGATTTACCAAGAACTAAAGGCACTTAAATTTAATACGTCTAAATATCAGGGTAGACCCAATTAACAACTAAAGCAATCTTTAATGGAACTTCAATTCAAAGTCATCGTTTCCACTGTTAGGCAAAGCCCTATAACCAATATCCAACATTTGATAACCTTCGTTTTCAGCTTGTGCAATTGTTTCTAACTGTGTTTGGCCTGCTGTAAATGTAATCTTCGAACCTGCTGATTGACCATGTTGGTGGGTCAAGTTTCCTGTAGCTGTTGAATTAACGATTGAATAATAATTTTTTGTCCCTAATCCAATCGATTCTAGAGATACATTTCCAGAACTTGCGCGGTCCGTAATCCTTACAGTTTTAGAGCTTCCAACTAATTCTGAATAGTAAAGATTGTTATTTTGATCAAAGGTAAATGACTGCATTGAACCCGCATAAGAATGAAGCTGGAAAGCAGTTGTATTAGTACTGTTGGCAACAACTGGGGCTAACTGAGCATAAGTCGGAGTTAATATTGCTGTTGCTGTTGGGGCGTTATATAAACCTAGAAAATTAAACACAAATTTTGGTGTGTCGGCTGCCTCTATTTGGTATGTAAAACTTCCTCTTGCTCCTGTCATTTTATGTAGTGAACCATCTATATAAACGCCAATGGTCAAACTATCAGCAGTCGCTAGATTCGTCTCTGGAGAATATACATTTTGACTTGCAGTCGATGTTTCTATTAAGCCACATCCAAGTAAAAGATCTTTATAGTCTGGCGCGGTTCCGGCTGTGCCTGATGGCGTTGCTTCGATTGTTGCAGTTAGACTTACGTGTGTATTTGTCTGAATAAAAGGTCTAGAGCCAAATTTTCCATCAATCGTATTCCTATCTAAAACTGTTGCCGCTACGGGTTCAATAGAAACTTCAGTTGCTAATACTGCATCAGTTCCCGCTAATGTCGCCGCTGACGCATAAGAGCTTTCTTTTTTGGCTGCTAACAGCGTCTTTTTAGTCTTTAGAACAGCCATCTAACCAAATCAAATTAACAATATGTCTACATATTAAACGAAACTTGCTATTTAAGCCTAGACACTTGCTAAATCATTATTTAAGGTTCGATATTTAATCTGGTAAGAACAGGTAATAACTCCCGCAGGTTGATCAGCATCAACATTTTCGTTCGTAGTTCCTGTTGGTATCACGTCCATCGTATAACCGCCTAACGTTGAAGTCATGATTTTATTATGAAGGCTTTCCACTATGGGATCAGCAACCTCATCAGGCGTATCGCCCCGAACAATCACCGCAATTTGTAGTTCTAAAGTCCAATCGAGAGTAGCTAAGGATGTTGTTTGACTTGCGTTATCTGCGGTCCATGAAATTAATAATGCTGGACTTTCTGCCCGTGTTAACGCGGTTACTCTTGACCGATAAATTCGTGTACCTACAGAAGTAGTACCAGCCAAAGCAGCCTTAACAGCGTCTAATATGCTTTCTCGTCTCGTTGTCATTAGACCTTAGATAATGAAATTTGACGGGTTAGGCCATCAATATCAGCTTCATTTGTTCGCACCGTATAACTAACATCCTTTCTATTTGAATCTTGGACCGTTAATGTATCGCCAAATTTTAAAGAACTAAAATCAGAATTTTTAACATGTAAAACATAATCAACCGATAAAACTTCACCACCTGCCAAAACTGAAGTCGGTTGATCTAAATAACCACGCCCAACAATACTTCCAGACTTAACCAATGAAGTCTCATCAACGTTGAAAATTGCGTCTAGTGAATCACTCGCTATCGACACTTGCTTTTGCCTTTTTAGGTTTTGGTGGGGTTGGAGGACACGCAGGCGCTTCAATTGATTCCTCTGCTTTTTTCATGCGAATTAATATTTCTGCGTCTTTATCACTTACGTCGTAAATTTTGCCAACCTCTAAGGATTGACCGCTAGCGCTTGTGTTTTTTAATGCTTTGATTTTCATAAGAAAAAAAGGGGCCGTTTCCGACCCCCCCGATTTAGTTAGCTAAGTGCGTCTTTAATCGCTGCAAAGCTTTGAGCATGAGCTACCGCTACATCCATCGTTGTTACTGCGCGGATGGAAGTTAATAGCTTGATGAAGTCGTCTTCAGTCTCACTAATAGAAACCTCTATACCTGCGCCCCACATACCCACATAAATGTCGGAGAAATTACCGAAGATAATAGGAGTACAAGTTGAAGCAGAACCCTTAGTTAGGTTTGTTGGCAATAGGTTGTTTTCTCTTATTGAGTACCCATTAATTGAACCCGGTGTGCTGCCTCTACTGATGTCCTGTAGGTTGCTATTCCATAGGTAAGCGCCGTCAGTAGTTGTTGAACCACCTGCGCGAGCCTTTTTAAGTTGGTTAATAATTTTGCTGTGAGCAATGTAACCAAGAGACCCAGTTAACGCGTTGTCTTCAGATAAAGCACCTTCTAGATCGATCAAGTTATTTAAACTGACCGAACCTCCATTAGTTCCTAGGGCAATATTTCCGATTCCAGTGGTATTCAAAACGCCTTCGGGCTGCCCTGAACTACCCGATCCATTCAATATCGCGAGATCCCTAGCCTGATCAATTTTTGTGATCAAGTTACGTCTTGAAAGCTCTTCAATTGCTGGTAATGCTTGTTGCTCAGTCTGCATTGACCACTTTGAATAAGCCGCTACACGCTTAGGAGTTAATGACACATTTGAGAATGTGCTCTCACTCTGAGTAATTGCAGTAACTTCGGTACTAAGCCAATAAGCAGTTGCGTCTGTGTCTCTTTTAGGGATACTTACGTCACCAACTAGGCCCGGCAAAACAGTAACGCCCATAGCCATTACAGAACTTGTTGCCTGCAATGTTTCAATAAAGCGCTCTGGTAAATAGTCTGTTCCGACTAATGCCCCCCCTGTTCCAGAGGAACTAGTTTGATATGTAGCCCTTAAGTTTTTAGGTGCTAATGCGCCGTAAGGAATAAAGACAGATCTTTCAGATGTTCTTTGAACACCGCCTCTCTTTAATACTTCCTCACTAACTTCTGATGCTGCGCCGGCTCCTCTTGAATGATCCTTACCATAAAGAAGATATGACATTGAATCTTCAATGCCTCTATAACCGATGTCATTAGTTTCAGTTGAATCGATTTGCTCGACTGTTTCAACTGGCTTTGCTTGAAGCTTTTCTAATGCGATCTTTCTTGTTTCGCCTATGGAAGTACCATCACTAATTAGAGTTTCCTTTAACTCATTACCTAGTTGATGCCTTTCGCATAACACAGAAATTTCTCTAATGCGGTTGCGCTCATCTGAAGCCGCTTTTTTAGAAGCTTCATCACGCACCACGGTCAAATCGGGTGTGTCAGTCATTTCAGTTTTTGTTTCTGAAGGTTTACTATGTGGCGCGTCAGGAGACGCAACGGCGCTTTCACGCTGTTCTGTTGTCATATTACTTGATTCTCGCTGTTTAGACGTATTGGTATCAATTTCTTTTGTTCTTCCTATTCCGATTGACTCGTCAGCAGCCACAACGGCGATTGATATTTCCGCAGGTGTCCATGAGGTTACGCGATAAAAATCTTCTTTATCCTTTTCCTCCCGTGTCTCGTTTACTGAATAACCTACTGAGACCCCGCGAAGTATCCCACTTTTCACATCGTTATAAACTTCAGAAGGGAAAGGATTATCGCTGAAACGAACACGGGCGTAACCGCGCTTGTCTTTAGTCCATGCTTTTTCAACTACCCCAATCGGTTTATTTACGTCATGGTTGAAAAGTAATGGAGCCGCATCATTTAAACGTGAAAAATCAATTGCACCTTCACGATGATCAAGAATTTCGTTACCTAATATTTGACCTCTATAAACTGGTTTCTCAGAACTGAAACTAAATTCAATTGTGCGATCTTCCTTAATGTCAAATTCGACGGGTTGGGATCGATGTTGTATTTGATTTTCTAAATCACGTTTCTTTTCCATTGGGCTGTGAGTCATTTTTATCTATATTACCTTCACTTTGCTGTTTAGGCGTATTGCTTATACTGCTAACAGTCGTATCAAACATTAAACCTAATTGCTCTTGTTGCTCAACTTCATTTTTCCGAGCTGGTAAAAACTCCTCTATATCTCCTGATCCCATTTCGCTTATAACTTGTGCTTGAGTTTTAAAGCCTGCTTTTACTGCCTCTTTTGCAGCGAGCACCTCATCTTTAGGATTGACATAGGCCCAACCTCTAAATAACCAACGTACTTTTTTATATTTATCAGGATCTAAATCGTAATTACCTAAATCTAAATTTCCACTTAACACCGCAAGATCTAACCACAAATCAAACAAAGGCTGTAAAAATCTTTCTTCTAAATACTTCTGAATCATCTTGTAGTGATCCCTATCTTCCAACAGACTTAAACGCGAAGAACTGTAATTAGTTTCACTGAAATCTTTACTCACTGACTCGTAAGAAACCCCACATCCACTAGCTAACGAACGCAAAATAATTTTATTAAATGGTTCAAATTCTCCCGCTGGAGTATCTAGATCAGGAACATGGATCGACTCGTTTTGATTTAGATAAACAAATTTTCCGGGTTCAAAGGTTGAAACTCTTTCGTTCTCATAGACTTCACCATCACCTATTAAACCGTCAGGATCATTCGTTTGAACAAACGCCATTAAAGCGCTACTAGCCCTTTGCTTTATCAGTACTGCCTCGGTCATACCTGACAATTGGTGCATTGCTTCCAACGCAGGCGCAAGCATCGAAACGCCTCTTGTCTGACTGGCGCGATCTGTCACGAATAAATGAATTATTTCATCAGCATTAATAAGCATGTGCCTTTTAATTCCCATTGGAGTCGGGAACGAATCATCGCCGGGGTGCTTTTTATAAAACGCATAACGAACGGCGCGATTAAATTGGTCGCGTTCTATTCCCATTCGCCAAGTATTGTTTTTACTTTTTGTGCCGCCGTTGTAGGTGCTGTCTAATTGCTCTGGCTCCAACAATTCCACCGCTAGAGGTATTGATGAACGCCCGAAAGGTTTCTTTATTAACCTCACGAAAATCTCACCCGCCTCGAATAATTGCTTGGCAATAATTAACTGAATATCTGCAAAACAATCACGACCGTTTGCCGAACAAGAATCGTATCGACACCAATCTTTAAATGTTCCTTCTATTAAGTCATTCGTTTTCTTATCTAATTTGCTCCCGCGTTTCATACGGGTCTGCGCTTGCATCCTCACGCCCTGCCCGATCACGTTTAACGCAAAACTCCTTTGACCTTGACGACAATAAGAATTATCCCTACATAGTTGCCGTGACCTTGCTGTTAATTTATCTAAGCTACTAAGTAATTCAGTATCAGCGCTATTGGCTGATGCCATCCATCGGGAGTTATAACGACTGATCCTCCCGCCTTCATAACTTCGCTTTAGTTGCTTAGGCATTGTTTTAACTTCCGGCTCAGATTTAAAAACGTCGGAAATAGCTTGATTAAAAAATCCCATGATTAAAAACGAACAAAAAATCTAGTTGGATTGCCTAAGCCCTGCGAAACCTTTTCCGCTATATCTTCACGCATAACAATTGCGTTTAATCGATCTAACTCGGCTGCTAAATCATTCCGATTGATGCGCTTAAAAGTACGTCCGCCGATTGAATATTCTTGCATTCCATCTTGGAATTTCCTTAACGCTGCTTTGATATTGTCGCGGTCGATCTTGTTTTGTGATCTTGTCTCTATTACTCCCGGCGTTGTTCCTGTATAACTCAGGCTTTGTTTAACCTTAATCGTCCCTTCGCCTAGTCTAAACTTTTCACTGCCTTTACTAATTACAGCTTCATAACTCCAATCACCTTCAACAAAACCAGCGCTATCGGTTGCTGAGATCGTGACTTGCCAACCGCTGTTATATGCCGTTGCTGTTGCCGTATGAGCGCCAGCGACTGAACTTCTTAGGTAATACTTCAGGGTCCAGTCAGTGCTTGTAGCGTGTTGATCAAATGGAACAGTCGTGTCGTCATCACGCCAAGTAATAGTTGTACCCGCCGCGACAATCGCTGGAATCTTAGAAATCCACATATTCCTCACCAATTAGTGACATAACTCTGCGTAGGCTTATTACTTATTTTAGCGTCATTTAAGGGCCTTTTATCTGAATGAATCGAATTTAAGCGTTTTTTATCGAATATTTCATAGATTTTACCGCGTGGGTGACGTTGATATAAATGATTCAATGCAGCAAAAGCGTACACGGCACAATCAAGAGCCTCTACGTTTTGATTTTTCTTTTGAACGTATTCCGTACCTCTACCGCTTTTCTTTAATACACGTCTTTCACCTGTGAACTGTTTAAAATATTCTTCCGTCGTTTGTGCGTGAAAATGCAGCTTATCATTGAACTTTAAGCGAGCAAATAAAACATCTTTAATCGTGTCAGTTCCAACCATATAAACAACAACACCCTTTTTAATTGCCCTGCCCCTGTAATTCAGATCAACCCGTGAACCGCGCCCGATTGCTGGCTTGCCTGATTGGCTACTTCCTTTGATTCCAATAACCCCTATCCCTTGACGTTGACGGCAATAATTGTAAACGGCCTGAGAAGCAAGGCCGCCGGTATCTATGCAGCAACATTCAACTTTTAATTTGCCTCCATTTGGATGCTCCCATTCAGAAGTTAATAAAACATCTAGCCCCTCCCATACAGTCCCTTGATTAGCATCACCCAAAATGACGTCATGTTGTATTAAATACATGTGTTCCGCTGGGGCAATTCCCCAAGTCGAAATTTCGATTCTTTCCCCTTTAGTTCCCCCACCACCTTGCACATCGACCCCCATTACCAAAAACAAAACGTCCTCTGGAATAGTTCCCGGCATATATTTTTCACATCGTTCTAATAACGCCTCTGCTGATAATTGTGACTGATAGCTTTCGTCAAAGGTTTCAGCCATTCGGGTGTTAACCCATGTTTTAAACAAAGGGGCATCATCTTTAGACCTTAAAAATTCCTCGACAATTTCGGGCCAAGTTAACCAACCCGCCGGACTATATAAAGAACTCATTTGAAACCCTGCTGTTTTCCTTGTCATTGGTTTCTCGGCTCTCCATTCCCCTTGTCTAAGCATTGAAGTTTTATGTGATTCGTCGAATCTTTCTCCGCAATGTGAACATTCATATTTAGCCGTAGAAGCATCGCGGTTTTCCCATTTCATTTGACTCCAAACTAAAACCTGATATTCATTACAGGCCGGACAGGGAACCCAGTAACGCCGCATATCCGACGCTAAATATTCAGATTCAATCCGACTAAAATCTTTTGTTGTTGGTGTACTCGTCATTAATATCTTTTTTCTGCTGAAAGTCGAAGTACGCTTAATTGCTAATTCACATGGGTCGCCTTCACTTACCCCGCCAGAAGTACTTGCATCACTAGGATAGGAATCCGTTTCATCCATAAAGAGGTACCTCACGGGGGCGCTACGTAGCCCGGCGGGTGAGTTACTACCTGTTAAAAGCAATATCCCATTTGGGAACTCTTTTATAAACATTGAATTACTTGCATCCCTTGATCTTTGCGGGGCAATCTTCGCTTTTATAACGGGCGTTTCTTCAAAGGCAGGCTCTAACCTTTGACGGCTCATCCTCTTGACCATATCCAACGAGGCAGCAACGCAAAGGATGGGGGCGGGGCAATGGTCAATCGTATATAGAAGGAAGTTGATACCCATTTCCGTTTTACCTAGTTGTGCGCCGAACATCACAACAACTCTTTGAACATCGGTATTAGTTACCGACAAACAATTCATAGGCTCTTTTAAATAGGGAACTCTCGAAGTACGCCAAGCCCCCGGTTCGCTTGAGCCTTTACTAGAAAGTCTTCTGTGTTTATCGCTCCAGTCGCTAACCGTCATCGGTTTGGGTGGAATAATGCCCTCTATAAATCCTTTTTGGAATGGGTTCATGCTGCCTCGACAAATCTTTCTAAACAACTATGAATTTCTTGACGCATAACTGAATCAATAGCCGTAGGGTCGGTTTCACTAGCGAATAAATTACTAACCCGATCAGGTAGCGTTAAAAATGCTTCTCGTATCCCAACAGCCATTTCAAAACTTTTCTTTTCAACTTCCTTTGCACTTATCAATTCTTTCTTTTGTTGCTCTACCTGTATCCTTGCTAATTCTGCTGTATAGAACTCTTTCTTCGCACGTGAAATATTGAAATCGGGTATCTCATCCGCTGCCATTTCATAAACTTGTCTCTTTAATTCTTTTTTCGTCTGAGTAGGAATAGCAACTTGATGCGTAATAGGTGTCGTTTGATCCCATAACTGTAAGCCTAGTTCTTTGTCAATAAGTTTTTTCTTTCCTTCGTAGTGAACGGCGCCCTCTAGCTTTCCCATCTGCACAGCCTTTGAAACCCGTTGCCGCGACAAGCCTTTAACCTTTGCAAAATCTGAAATAGTTAAGAGCATTTACATATATGTCAACACTTACAGTATAGGGGTTGTCAAGTCGTCAACAGACCCCAAAAATTCCACGCTAAAAAAATATCGAGCCTTCGGATGACCA